GACGGTTCAAAAATAGCCTTTCCAGACCAAATAGATTTTACACATGTTGCTGATACTGGCGTTCTTTTAGATAGAAATTTCAATACTGTAGAATTGCAATTATATGATTCAAATGAATCTGTTGGTTCAGATGGTACAAATCTCCTATTAAAGTCTGGCGGCACATCATTCAAAGTGCCAACCTCTGATGGTTCATCTGGACAATTTTTAAAGACTGATGGTTCTGGAAATCTTAGTTTTGCTACAGTAAGTGGTGGTGGCGGGACTATCGCCTCGCAAGATGCTGACAGCGTTAATATCGACGGCGGTGCTATTGATGCCGTAACGCTTGGTACGAATAGTGCGATTACCGAAGCGCAGATTGATTTAGTCAATATTAATGGTTTTGCAATCGACGGCCAATCCGCATCTTACGGTCTGGTTCTCAAAGCAAACGGACAGTTTGTTGCTCGCATTCAAAGCACCTCTCAAAACGCCGGGGGTGGCCTTTATCTCTATCAGAACAATCCGTACATCACATTTGAAGGCGCTACTGGGGATGTTTATGAAACTAATCTCAAGGTCACTGATCCAACCGCAGATAGAGACATCACCCTGCCGGATGCAACCGGCACTGTAGCACTCGACGAATCAACGGGGATGACACTCAACAACGGTGTTATCGCTCTGAAGAACGGCGGCACGCAGTCAGAGGTGCGGCTCTACTGCGAATCCTCAAACGCCCATTACGCCGCACTGAAAGCTCCAGCACACGCAGACTTTGCAGGCAATGTGACTTCTACCCTGCCGTCAGTAACAGGCACCCTGATAGGCACAGCCAATGCGGATGCTCCTGCGACAACAACAAGCTCAAGCGATGCGGACCATGTATTAGTCAATGATGGTGGTGTGCTTAAAAAGATAACTCCATCAGATTTAGGCATCGGCAGCGGCAGCGGCGGGGTTACCGTACAAGATGAAGGTAGTTCATTATCTACTACGGGTACTACATTAAATTTTGTAGGAAGTGGAGTTGTTGCTTCTGGAACCGGCGCGACAAAAACAATTACGATTGCTGGGGGTGGTGGCAGTGCAAGTGATAGCTTCAAGACTATTTCTGTTTCGGGACAATCTGATGTTGTAGCTGATTCAAGCACCGACACGCTAACGCTTGTTGCTGGTAGCAATATGACAATCACTACAGATGCGTCAGGCGACAGCATCACATTTGCCAGCAGCGGCGGTGGTGGAGGTGGAGGTGCAAGTAATCTGAATGGCCTAAGTGATGTAACCATTTCATCTGTTCAGAACAATGATCTTCTTAAATACAACTCAACGGCTGGCGAATGGCAGAATACAAATTTAGGCATTTCTGTCACGCCAACTTTAAGCGGAGCAAGTACAACAAATAACACAAAAATTCTGTATGAATTTACGGTTACTAATAATAGCAGCTACGATTTGCCAGCATATAAAGTGGTTATAAAGAACAGTAGCGGCACAGTCATTTATGACATGGATAGTTTAATATCTGGAAGCGAAGTTATTGATATTGACACTGATGATGACGGACGCCCAACAGGCACTATCGGTATAGATATATCTAGCTCCACTTATTTTTTTGGTAGCTCAAACAACGGCTCTCAATACACCATAGAGGTGCAGTGCCAAGATTTCGGAGATTTAGAAAGCGAGGTTGCAACACTCACTGTTACTGTTGCTGACCCACCACAAATATCAATGACAGCCTCAACATATAGATATTGGCGCATTAAAGATTTTGACAACCAAGTTGCTTTTAAAGATTGGAGAATGTATTCGGGTACAAATCAAAGTGGCACAGTATATCCAGATACAAACGCAGGCGGAACACCCAGCGTAAGTAAGTTTGAACATAGTTGGACTTCTAACGGTCAGACAAACACCATTACAACCAACTTCAGCTATTCAAGCACATATGGCATTGAAGATATGTTCAACTACTTGGGTACAACAAGCACAGGCATATACGCATCAGCATGGTGGACGCTTGGCACATACAGTAATTCAAATTGGAATCCAGTTCCAGCATCTAAAGTCTATGAAAACATAGTATTGACATGGGACTTAGGCACTGCTAGATCAATTAGTTCAATGCTGATGCGTTTTAACGATGGGTACACTAGTACCTGTTCTGGAACGTGTTTTGTTGTTCAAGGATCAAGCGACAATACAAACTGGACGACAGTGGCTACCCTGTCCAGTTCTGATGAAGATTTCTCAAACACTTCGACATCTACGATAACACAAGTAAGATTTAGCAGTTAGGTATCATTATGGCGTCATTAAAAGATGGATGCACACAATCAATTTATAGATACGCGCCAGCTTTCCGTCAGGCAAATGCGGCTCTTACTGGTGAGCATGAATGGTTTATAAAAAAAGTAATACGACATTACAGGTCACATTATAAAAGTTTGAAAGATGTAGGCGAGACAGAATGGGTAGACCTGCCACAAGAGTGGCTTGACGAATACTTTAAGGATTGCCCTTATTGAAAGGTTGTGAGTGATGGCTAGAGGGGATAAATAAATGTTTGGATTTAGCCCATTTTCAACCACCCCATTTTCGTCTTTACCAGAACCAACTTCTGTTTCAAGTTCTGTAACTCTTACTGGTGTAAACTCAACCGCTGCTGTCGGTTCTCCATCTACAAGTGTAACGGATACTGTTACCTTAACAGGCGTAAATGCTACCGCTTCGGATGGTGCAGTAACAACTAGTGTAGTAGACTCTGTAACACTAACAGGTGTAAACGCGACTGCTTCTGATGGTGCTGTTACTCTTAGTGTAGCAGATAGTATAACACTAACAGGTGTAAATGCCACTGCAGCAGATGGCACAGTTACTCCAAGTGTAACTGATTCAATAACACTAACAGGCGTTAATGCCACTGCATCTGACGGATCAGTTACACCAAGTGTATCTGATTCAATAACCCTAACTGGCGTTAATAGTACAGCAGCAGAAGGGTCAGTAACGCTAAGTGTTGCCGACAGTGTAACATTAACGGGTGTTAATAGCACTGCAGCAGATGGATTGATATCTGTCAGTGTATCTGACTCAATAACATTAGCGGGTGTTAATAGTACAGCTTCTGATAGTGCAGTAACACCTAGCAACGACTCTAGCATTGCTGCTGCAGGTGTAAACTCTACTGCCTCTAGCACTACAATTACACCAAGTGTATCTGACTCAATAACACTAACAGGTGTTAATGGCACAGCCGCTAGTGGTGTAGTTGCGCCAAGTGTAACAGACTCTGTTGTACTGACAGGCGTAAATGCTACTGCTTCTGACGGCGCGGTTACACTAAGTGTATCGGATAGCGTTACACTATCAGGTGTTAATAGCACTGCATCTGACGGAGCCGTCACGCCTAGCGTGTCAGACTCAATTGCACCAACAGGTGTAAATGCCACAGCATCAACTAGTGCATTAACACCTAGCAATGACTCTAGTATCACCGTAACAGGAGTAAATGCTACCGCATCTGATGGTGCCGTTACTCTAAGTGTAACAGACTCTGTTGTACTGACAGGTGTTAATGCTACTGCATCTGATGGATCAACTACTTCAAGTGTAACTGATAGTATAACACTGACAGGTGTTAATGCTACTGCATCTGAAAGTAATGTTACGCCTATCAGCGTCCCTAGTGTTACTATTACAGGTGTTAATGCGACCGTTTCTGACGGTACACTTACACCTAGCGTAGCGGATTCTGTTGTACTGACAGGTGTTAATGCTACTGCATCAGATGGTGCAGTTACACCTAATAATAACTCTAGCATTACCATTGATGGTGTTAACTCTACAACATCAACTAGCGCATTAAGTGCTGCTGGCATTACGTTTGACTTTAATGCGGTTCGTGACGAATTTGATAGACGGCGTGTAGTATATGTACCACGTAGAACTACGTCACAAGATCGTGAAGTTCATGTTGCAGAAGTACCTAGAACCGCTCCTGTAGCCAGAACTACTACCAGTAGTGATCGCACTGTTTTAGTAGAAGCTGTATCACGAACTGTAGCAGTAGACAGAAATACTAGTAGCGGTGATCGCACCGTCTTTGTAAGTGAGGTGCCAAGAACTGTAGAAGTGGCTAGAGGCACTACTAGCGCAGATCGTACAGTATTAATAGCAAATGTTCCCAGAATTGTACTGGTTGAAAGACAGTCTAATAGTGGAGAACGCACGGTGCTGGTGGCAGCAGAAAATAGAACAGTATATGTACCGCGCAGATCGACTAGCGCAGAAAGAACTGCAGAGGCAGCATAGGAGTATTCAATGTCATTTAGATGGCCTAATAAAGACCCAGATGAACAGCTTGACTACAGCATTGATTGGTCACGTTTTCTAGGCAGTGCTACTATAAGTAGCGTAGCTTGGTTTGTAAACAATTCTAGCGGTGTAAAAACAAGTATAGCTGGTGGGGCAACAGTAAACGGTATTCAAAATGTTTCTCAGTCTATTAGTAGCGACAACAAAACGGCTACAATTAATCTAGGTTCTGGTACAAACAATCTTGAATATACTTTCTTTTGTCAGATAACTGACTCGACAGGCAGTCAAGCAGAACGATCAGTAAAACTTAGAGTGAGGGAAAAATAATGGCGTATAATTATCTTGAGCTAGTAAATCAAATTAATAGGCGACTTAATGAAGTTGAGCTAACCTCTTCTAACTTTGCATCATCTGTAGGTTTTTACGCACATGCCAAAGATGCAGTGAACTCTTCTATTAGGCATATCAACCAGACAGAATATAACTGGCCGTTTAATCATGTAACGCAAGAAGATGTTGTGACGGCTAACACAGTAAGATATGGTAATCCTGATGACGCTAAAATTATTGACGCAAACACATTTAGGATTAAAGAAGATGCTACGTTAGGCAACGATACCAGAAAGCTGCGAATACTTTCGTATGAAGAATACTTAGAAAAATATATACAATATGAATACGATGCTGACAATGGCTCTTCTGGTGTTCCCAATTTTGTATTTCGCACACCGTCACAAGAATACGGATTGGTGCCGCCACCTGATAAAGCGTATACTGTAATCTACGAATATTATAGAATACCTGTAGACTTAGAAAACCACGATGACGTACCCGCTATACCAGAAAGATTTAAACATGTTATTACTGATGGCGCTATGCATTATGCATATCTATTCCGTGGCAATTCTCAGGATGCGATAATATCAAAAGAAAAATTTGAAGAAGGTATTAAGAATATGCGAAGCCTTTTAATTAATCGTTATGATTATGTCAGGTCAACCTTCATACCTAGTAGCATCTCTAGTGGAAGGCTTGGTGCAGCTACATCCACTCCGGGTGCAGCATTCGATTAATTTCTTGACAAATATAAATTTGTGCATATAACTATACTAGAAAGTGTTATAAATGGCTGATGCTTGGCAGACATATCCTTTTGAGTTTCGCGGTGGGTTGATTACTAATCTTGCTCCTACCCAACAAGGTGTACAAGCACCGGGGTCAGCACGTATTCTGCGTAACTTTGAGCCGTCTATCTTTGGTGGATATAGACGGATTGAAGGGTTTACCAAGTTTGATACAGCATTATTACCTAATACGGGTGCAATTCGTGGCCTAATCAGATATAATAGTCAGGTGTATGCTGTAAGAGGTGATGACTTATTTAGGTCTTCTGGCTCTAATAACTTAACTGCTAAAGTAAATGGAGCAGTTAGTTCTTCTGCTACTATAACTGTTGATGATAAAACTGGTGTGATAGCAACTAATATGCAGGTTGCAGGCACAGGCATTACGGGCATCGTAACTGTTAATAGTATATCAGCGCAAGACAACACTGCCAAGACAGCCACTGTAGTGCTTTCTACTGCGGTAACTTTAGCAGATAACACAGACTTAACTTTTTCTGCGCCTTGGACCCAGATAAGTGACAACTCTACCTACAGTAGTGCCGGTGTTACAATCGGCGGGTCAGGCAAAGTACGTTTTCTGAAGTACGATTTTGACGGCACAGAAAAGCTAATGCTTGTGGACGACACGGGCAAGCCGTTTAGGTTTGATGGTTCAACCTTTGCCCAGCTATCGTCCTTGCCTAGTGATACCTCTGGTGCAAGTTTTATCACCAACTTTAAAAACCACATTGTACTAGGCAACGGAAAAAAGATAGTTTTTTCTGCACCGTATGAAGATGATGACTTTACTGTTGCCAATGGTGGTGGTATAATAAATGTTGCAGACGAAATTACAGGACTAACTGTATTCCGTGAGCAACTAATTGTTTTCTGTAAGACCAGTATCTTTGTACTTAATGGCAACAGTGTGGCAGACTTTACACTACAGCCTGTGTCTCGTGACTTAGGTTGTGTGGCCCCAGATACAATTCAGGAAATTGGTGGAGACATTATATTCCTTGGTCCTGATGGCTTGCGTTTGTTCTCTGCAACTGACAGGATTGGTGACTTTAGTCTTGGTGCCGTATCTAAAACTATACAGTCAGAAATGCTTGATCTGATTAGTAGTGGTGGTAGCGGCTTTACAAGCACAGTTATTCGTGAGAAAAGCCAGTATAGAGTATTTGCATTTCTAGCCTCTGGCGCTATTGAAAGCGCAAAAGGAATTGCTGCTACGCAGTTGCAAGAAGGTGTAGTCTTTAACGATCTGCGTGGCATTAACGCACATGTAGCCCACAGTGAATATGAAGGATTTGATGAGTTAATATACTTTGCTAACAATGATGGCTACGTATATCAAATGGAATCAGGCAATACATTTGACGGGACGAATATTATTGCCAGCTTTGCTACACCGTTTGTCCCACTAAATGATCCATCTGTTCGCAAGACCATATACAAAGGCACAGCTTATCTAAAGATTAATGGTGCATTTGAATTACGTCAGACACTACAGTTTGACTATGCACAATCTGGGTCTAATCAAAGTTCTGAGCAGCTAGACAGTTCTGATTCAGCGACAGTTACATATGGCTCTGCCACGTATGGCGCATCTACTTCTGTTTTTGGAACAGCACCAGACGCAATCTTTAATGTACAGACACGAGGTTCAGGATTTGTCGTGTCAATATTGTACGAAACATTAGGCAGCAGCACAGATGCTGTATTTACAATTGACTCTGCTACTTTACAATATATTACAAACGCTAGGAGATAATAATGGGTACAGGTTACACTCGTAATGATACCGCTAACAATATTGCAGACGGGAACGTAATCAACGCCTCTGATCTTGACGGCGAATTTGACGCAATCCAGACTGCTTTTAATGCCTCAAGTGGTCACAGCCACGATGGTACGACAGGTCAAGGTCCAAAGATTGACGCATCAGGCATTGCCGATAATGCTGTTGCACTTGGTACAAAGACTACAGGTAACTATGTAGCAACCCTGACAGCAGGTGCCTTGATTGACCTGCAAAACAATTCTGGTGAAGGCGCAACACCGACCATTGACGTTGACCTAACAGAACTTACGGACATGACGGAGACTGCAGTAGGTGCAGATGAACTGGTAATTCTAGACGGTGGTACGGCACAAAAACGTAAAGCAATTAGTGAGATACCTCTTAGTATCTTCAACAACGACGGCAGCTTTTCTAGCACAACAGGTACAGTAACATCCGTAGGCGTTGCCGCTGGCGCATTGATTGATGTCACAGGAGACACTACAATCACCTCGTCAGGCACTGCTACTATTGCTGTAGACCTTACTGAACTTGCGGACATGACGCAGACTTTTGTGGCCGCTGACGAGTTTGTAGTTCTTGACGGCGGTGCAGCCGGTACACAGAAACGTAAGCCAGCCAGCGAAATTCCTATCAGCGTATTCAACAACGACAGTGGCTTTACATCTAACACTGGCGACATTACAGGTGTTACTGCAGGTACAGGATTGTCAGGTGGCGGGTCATCTGGTGGTGTAACGCTTGCCCTTGACTTTAGCGAACTGACTGATATGACAGGTTCTGCTTCTGGTACTACAGAGTTTATTCTGCAGGACGGTACAACTGAATCTCGCAAGGCCGCTAGTGAGATTGATTTAACTATCTTTAATAATAATCTTTCTATAGACGCTGACAACACGACGATATCTAATCTCGAAGTAGATAATTTAAAATCGGGTGTTTTAGATACGGACATATCGTCTGTAGCTGGAACAGACACAACTCTAGCCTCTGCAAAAGCAATTAAGACTTATGTTGATGCGCAAGTGGGTGGGGTATCTACTAGTCTAAGCAGTGACTCCAATCCAAGCCTTGGTGGCAATCTTGATACGAATAGCCACAATATTTTTATTGATGACGCGCATTTTATCGGCGATGAAAACGGCAATGAACAAATTGTTTTCCAGACCACAGCATCCGCTGTAAATCAGGTTGAAGTTACTAACGCTGCTACGGGTGGACACCCTCTCATCCAAGCAACCGGCGACGACACCAACATCAACTTGAAGCTCGACGGCAAGGGTTCAGGTGTGGTCAATGTCGTGGACGGCCTGACTGTTGGCGGTGACTTGACGGTCAACGGCACAACTACCACCGTGGCTACAAGTAATACGGTCATATCTGATGGTCGCATAGAACTAGCTAACGGAACTACCGGTTCGCCCACTAATGATACAGGTATTGTTATAGAGCGAGGAAGTGCTGACAATGCTTTTATCGGCTTCGATGAAAGCGAAGACAAATTTAAAGTAGGTACGGGTTCATTTACGGGTGGCACATCAGACGCTAACTTGACTATTGCCACTGGAACTATGGTGGCTAATTTAGAAGGAAATGTTACTGGTAATGTTACCGGAACAATTCAAAATGGTTCAAGCGGTGATCCTTACACATTCCCTGCAAGTGATGGCAGTAATGGTCAAGTTCTTCAGACTAACGGTTCGGGTGCGTTATCATTTTCTAGTGCCTTTACTAGCGGAATGATACTTCCGTTTGCTGGCTCATCAGCGCCGACTGGTTGGCTGTTATCCTACGGGCAAGCTGTTTCTAGAACTACTTATGCTAGTCTGTTTACCGCAATCGGAACTACGTATGGTTCCGGAGATGGATCAAGCACATTCAACCTGCCTGATCTTCGTGGCCGCGTCGTCGCCGGTCAGGATGACATGGGCGGTGTATCAGCCGACAACTTAACCAATGTAGCTGGTGATGGCCTTAATGGAGATACTCTTGGAGCGACAGGTGGTTCTGAAAACCACGTGCTAACGACAACCCAGCTTGCAAGCCACACTCACGGTGCTGGTTCTTTCGTCGCAAACACTACCAGAAGAGTGGGCGGTGGCGGCTCTGGTAGTCACGTTGATATGACTGATGCAGCCTCGAATGTTGCTCAAACCTTTAGTGTATCAGGCACATCCGGCTCCGCTGGCTCTGGCGCTGCCCACAACAACGTCCAGCCGACCATCATCTTGAATTATATCATCAAGACGTAAATGAAGCTAGAACAGAAAATGGAACCTGTACTCAAAACGCAGATGGAGTTAGAGGCGCATGAGAAAGAGTGTGCCATCCGGTATGCTAACGTGCAGGAAAAGTTAGAGGCACTTGATAAACGCATGTGGCGATTAGAAGCAATGATTATGGGTAGCACTATTCTTGTAGTAGCAATGGTGGTATCAGTATTTATGGGATTTAGATAATGGCAATGTTCAGAGCATTTAAGCCTAGCGGCATGGAAAAGATAGCGCGATCTATGGGCTATCAAGGTAATATGCAAGGGTTTCAAGACTATCTTGCGCAAGACCCCATGCGTCAACAGCAGATGCAGACGTATCAAACTAAAGCTATACAGATGGCAAACGGTGGTGCAGTACAAAAACCTACAATTGGAGATGCAACTACGCAACGTATGTATTCACCTGCTGTGCCGGTGGGTGGTGTAACGCAAGCAGCTTTGACACCAGTAACTCCCCAACAAGAGATACAACCTGTTACTGGACAATTAACAGGTGCTGTAGCAGTACCAACTGCTATGGCTAGTACAACACAAGCTGCGCCTGTAGAAGAGCGACAGGCTGCGCAGATGCAAGCTGCTACTGTAGCACCTGCCGTAGATGTAGCACTGGCGTCTGCACGCGCAGCACAAGTACAGCCTGATGATCCTCGTGCGCAGGTTACTGCCGCACAACAAACTGCTTCTAGTGTAGGCAATGTCACTGCAGCACAAGGAAATGCTGTGCTGATTGACAATCCTGTACAGCGCAATATACAAGACGGTGAACTTATCTCTGGTGCCGCTGCTGATGCACAGACTGCTGCCACCTTTACTGAACAGATACAAGCCGCTGAAGCAACGCCTAGCACACAAGCTACTGTACAAGGTCAGCTTGCACAACTTACTGCTAACTTCGATGCTGCTAACCCACCTGCGTGGGCTGCAGGTGCCATGCGTAATGCAACAGCAAAGATGGCACAGCGCGGTCTTGGTGCAAGCAGCATTGCTGGTCAGGCTATTGTGCAAGCAACCATTGAATCGGCACTACCAATTGCACAGGCAGACGCTTCTACTATAGCACAGTTTGAGGCGCAGAACCTGTCTAATCGACAGCAGCGTGCCATGCTTGCTGCACAGCAACGTGCGCAGTTTATTGGTCAAGAGTTCGATCAGGCTTTCCAAGCACGTGTGCAAAACGCTGCGCGTATCTCTGATATTGCCAACATGAATTTTACTGCAGAGCAGCAGGTGCAACTTGAGAATAGCCGTATTGCAAATACCATGAACCTAAATAATCTGTCTAACCAACAAGCTATGGTTATGGCAGAAGCTGCAGCACTGGCACAAATGGACAGCAGCAATCTTAATAATCGTCAGCAGGCTGCTGTAAATAACGCGCAGAACTTTCTTCAACGCGACATGGCAAACATGTCTAACGTACAGCAGATGGAATTGTTTAACGCGCAACAGCGCACACAAGCACTGTTTACAGATCAGGCTGCTACCAATGCCGCACGTCAGTTTAATGCGGCAAGCCAGCAACAGACAGATCAATTCTTCTCTAATCTTGCACAACAAGCTACGCAGTTTAATGCCACACAGGCTAACGCACAGGCACAGTTCAATGCAGGACAGGCAAACACTGTCGAAAGATTTAATGCTGAAATGAATAATCAGCGTGACCAGTTTAATGCGCAGAACCAACTTGTAATTGCACAGAGTAATGCACAGTGGCGCAGGCAGCTTGCTACTGCTGACACTGCTGCAGTCAACCGTGCAAACGAAATAAATGCAGCGGCTGTTCTTGACATCAGCAAGACTGCATATGACAATCTCTGGCAGTATTATGGTGACACTATGGAGTGGGCATGGAAGTCTGCAGAGAATGAACTTGACCGTATTAGCGCACTTGCCATTGCTGAACTTGATGCAAAGGTACAAAGTGAGGTATCGTCTAAGCAGGCTTCATCGGCTTCTGGTAAAGCTATTGGCAGCCTTATTGGCACGCTTGGCAGTGCATGGATTGGGAGTCTATAATTATGTCTATGTATGGTTCTACACGTGGGTACAATCCCGGCGTCACTATGTATAAAAATATGGATATAGAGAATATGCCAAAGCAGCAAGAGCCACAAAAAACAGGTGGGCTATTGGCGCGTAAGCCTATGGATATGATGAGTAAAAATATGAACTACTCTAATCCTGCTATTCGTGTAGCAAAACAGATGGAAGTAATTCGTAACTTTAGGAACAGGATGAAAAATGGTGATGCTTGAAACAAATGAGCCAATGTTTGATGGCCCTATTCCGGGTGAGTCTCTTACCGCAGAACTAGGCGCACGTCCGTGGCAGTCACCCCCACAATACTCTAACGTAGACGAGGTGTTGGACTATTATTTATCTCGCATGAGCCAAGAAGACTTCATGGTTCAGCTTGTTGATGTATTAGAAATGGGTGTTCCGGTAAGTGCTATTGCTAACAGCATACAACTCTCTGGTGTTATGCAAGGACTGCACACTATTGATAGCGGCATTCTTGTCATGCCTGCACTCATGGAAATGATTATGATGCTGGGCGATGCCGCAGATGTTAAGTATGAAACTGGTCTGGACAATCCTAACAAGGGTGTGACACGTGATACACTGCTGGCTAAAGTGGCTTCGCAGTATAAGGAGAAGCTAGAAGATACAGATATTAAAGAAGCTGTAGAAGAAAAAAATGATGAGCCAGAAGAACAATACTCTTCTGGTCTAATGGCACGGAGAAAGTAATGGGATTGTTTAGTGGTGATTTTGGTGCTGGTCTTGTTGAAGGCGTAGCTGAAAGCGTAGACCAGTCTCTAAAAAGCGCAATGGAAAAGCGCGAGAAAGAACTAAGCCGCGCTAGGCAGTTCTGGGAAACACGTCAGGCACAGAGGCAGGACTTGGCAGACGATCACGACAAACGTGCAGGTGATGCGTTAGATCAATTTATAGATGAGTTTAATGGCGACGTAGCAAAAGGACTTGCTGCATACAAACATTTTAAAACAGTAGACAAAGCAGAGGCAGGACTTGCTGAGATTGAAGCCAGCCGCGCTGCTTTTGGTCAATTTAACGTAAACGATTACTTTAGTTTTGAAGGCATTGACCTTAGCCAGTTCGCTGATCTTAGTAGAGAAGATGCCTTTGCATCTATCCGTGCAGAAGTCAAGCCTCTGGATATCCAGATGCAAGACACTGGCCTGCTCTCCAAGATTGGCTTGGGCGACAGCGATATGGGTGGAAAGGTATCTTCGCA